TTTCAGCATATAATGATAACACTGCAGCACCTGCAAAAGGTTCAATTATACGTTCAGTTTTTTTTGAAATGTATGGTATAATGTTCTTTATCTCTCTACGTTTGCCACCTGGATATTTAAAAATTTGCTTCATTGTTATACTCCAGTTGAAATTAAAATTAAAAGTTAGTTGTTAAGATAATTATAATATAGACAACTAACAAACTATACACTGACTTGGAGCGGGTAAATTGGATTGGTAATCACAGCATGAGGAATCCAATTTGACCCAGGCAAAGCTAACCGCATTATCTCTTAGCATTATTAGCAAACTCCTATTAGAAAATGAAAACTTCTCATTTTATGCATATTCCTCATGCTGATATTGTATTTAGCAAATTGCTAAAATGTCTTTTTTGACTGCCTTTCAGAAAAGTATTCCTCATCCCATACTTTTAGTATTGAATACGGGATAAGCATTTTTTTTCCATTCCCATATGTCTTCTTATACCCAAGTCTATTGAGTATCTTGTTGATTGTAGCATATAAAGTAGTCCAAGTAGGCTCATCTGAAATAGGTCTATTTGATGAATAAAAGTATTCATGATATGTCACTAACTTGTCATTAGCATAATCAGGATACTCTTGTAATAGTCTTGATACAACTCTTTTTGCTATTTCAGCATTTGAGTAAAGTAAGATTGAATTGACTTCAATCTTTGAAGCAAGAATACTGAGTTCATTTGATATTCTAATAAGTTCTAATTTGACATCTTCCATTATTGACCTCTTTTAGTAAGGAACAAATGAATAAGTGCTTCAATAAGAAGATTAGGATAATAGTTTATAGATCTTTGTAATGAACCTGAATTCTTTACAGTTGGTTTATCCAATCCATTTACCCATACATCACGGATAACTTCTCTAATATGCCAAGCTTCATGTTTTGAAAAATAAGGATAATGCTTATTGATATATTCTTGAAGTGTTGAGTAATTTTCATTATTCTCAATCCAAGAACGCATATCATTCAAAGGAAGGTTGCTTTTGATATAAGTTTCAATTTCATCCATTTCATATGTCATTTTGTCTAAATTGAATCTTTCTGAAAAAGTAACTCTTATAGGTCTTCTTGGGAATTCTTCATTGGCAAGTAACTTTTCAAGTTCAACAAAACAAAACTTTGGAAGCCATTTTTTACTTTTGATTACTTTCATTTCAGGATGTGCCTTGTGAAGTTCATCATAGAAGGCATAATAGAATGAATCTTTTAGAACATGAACAAGCGGGAATTCTGGATTATGAAGAGGTTTCTTTATCCAGGTATTGATTGGAAAATTATCTACACTAAGATTTGTATTTTCAAATACATCAAGAATTTTTTGTTTTAGTGATAAATGTATGCTTTCATTGAAACCACGTTTTGCAGATGTTGGGCTGGGATAATCAAAAATTGATTTGCTCTCTTCTTTTGGTGTATCAAAAACAAGAATTGATTTTGAAAGAGAATGTTTTGACTTTTGTTCATTCCAAAATGCAAGGTTTTGTTCAATGAATTCTAATGATAATGCCATGAGTTGCCACTCCTATATGAGATGTGAGATATTGATAAATGTTATCTATGACTTGATAACGGTGGTATTATAATCTAAAAATGATGATATTGTATATGTTCTATATGATATTTGCAAAAGACAATAAGTCTGTATGTGGAACATATAGTAGTTCCATATTATAAAGTTGTATAACTAAAAATGTGAAAATAAAAACTTTGTTGAAAGCACTCCAGGCTATGGTAGATATACTCTGGAAGCAGTTTTGACTGATGAAAAAAGTGAAACAATATATTAATACAATTTATATTATTACACCTCCCATAAAATTTTAGATCTGTTCCTCCTCTCTTGTTCTTCTTTATACTTCTATTCATGGCTTGAGCTTGTCTCAAGATCATAAGTATTAGTTGAATTGCTGTTTGCTGAATTGCACATCATATCCAGTTTCATTTGTAATCTTTTTTTGCAAATCATTTAGTTCATTCATTGATAAATCATACGGGCACCAAAATGAATCATGCTTTGTATAATACTTGTCATATCCATGTTCTTCTAACCAATCAATACAAATATCAATAATTTTTCTTTCAAGTTCAAAATAAATGTATGATCTAAATGCACATGAGGAATATCTCCATGATCCTGCTTTTACTTCTTTCATTTCAGCTTCATCTATATCATAATGCATTTCTTCTTTTTCATACCACTTTACAAACTTGTCTTTTGCAACTTGATCATTTGTATCTTCCCATTCTGCTTCAAGATATTCCCACATGATTTTCAATTCAAAACACAATGTGTTTAGTATTTCAGACTTTCTCATTGCTTCTTGAAGATAAGGCCAGTTATACCTATGAAAGTTATTCTTGATAAGATCTTTTTGGAAATTACGTGAGTATTCAATTTGAGGAATAGATCTTCTATAGAGCACAGCTGCTAAAACTAACTTAGCAATATCAATAGAACAATTCAGTTCCTCTGCTAAGCCTAACCTCATCATATTCTTATCTTGATGACATATGTGCAATAGCTGGAAATTATAATCACATTCAGCATATAAGACAGCATGTTGAAAAACTAATGCATAAGCAGCTGCTTCTATGTCATATTCAAATTCATTTGGAAATAAGTATTTCATGGCACCCTTTGGTATCTGATCAGTATGTTGGATATATCTTGGGCAATTATCATTTACCCGTGGATTTTTCTTTTGTGCTTTGTAATTTGGAAAGTTCTTCTTGAAATGATTTGCATATAAGTAATTTCTTGACTTGACATTTTGTTCAAGCTCTACTTCAGAAGAAGTTAGTTTTTGTTCAATGAAAGAAGATACTTTATGTTCAAGTCTGGGTTTGATTAGCTTTGCTTCTTGTAAGAACCATTGCAAATTTGCCCATTGAAATTGATATGTGTATGGATATCCTGGAATGTCAAGTTTTACATCTGTAACTTTATATTTTACATGCAGACATCTTTTGAACATTGACCTAAACAGATATTCATCAATATGATTGTCTTCATTATAATGAGGTAGAACCTTTCTAATGTCATTGGTATAGATCTCAACATGTAACCCACTTCCTATTTGGGAAAGAGCCATTGATTGTAATTTTGAAATCTTATTTTGGAAAGTTTTTGATGTGAAGTTGAGCATGTGTAAAATAAGTTGAGCACAGAGCCGCCAAGAACTGTGAATGATACAATATAACATATTTGCAATGACCCACACAGCCAACCTTATTTTACGTAGGAGGTGATGTCATCTTATAATTATGAAATAGACAAATTGCTTGTCTTGTGGTTTTGAATGGAGTGGCGGCCTTTCAGAGCTGCATGAGCCATTGCAAATATGTTATTCTGTATTTAGGAGATATTATAAAACATTGTGAGAGGAATGTAAATCAGAAGATGAAGAAGAGCTTGGAGACTTGATTTACCCTGGCAGGAATATCTTTTTGCTCCAAGCTCTTCTTTCTAACTTTATAAGATGTTATCCAAATGTATTTCAATTTTTGATTTATTGAACTCTTTCATCTTTTCATGAAGTTCCATGACATTAGTTGAACCTTGAACAATGAATGCATCAGCACCCAAACGTTCATAATCACTTACAAGACAATGATCTTGAATGATAATGAGTGAGTTATTTTTTGCATACTCATCATTTCCACACCATGGAGTATTACCTGGATCACAGAAGCCGGTAATAAAACAGAAATCTTTATCATCTTTATCTTCACTTGTGAATAGCAAAGTCAAGTTAGGATCAAATGAGCTTGCCAAATCAGCAAGATCACCCATTGTAATTTGTCTGCGTTGAGGATTATACTTCATTTTTTGCTCCAATAAAAGTCACGTCCATGTGTGTGTAACTAATTAGTTTTTGTGTTCAGCCCAACCAAGAGCTCCAAGACCACTTTGTATGCCATCCATGATGAATACATCCAAAGGTTGTTGGGTAAAGGTTTTCATAATATATTTTACTGCTTCAATATCATCATTTGATACTAGTGCTTGCAGCACTTTTTGAAAATGTGATAATGCATCTTCTTTTTTTGGCTTTCTTGAACCAATGTATCCCATGATAAATTGACTTTTATCAACCATGTTTTCAAGAGTGATGTACCACTCTTGCTTATCATTGATATCAGATATTACTTGATGACATTTGTATAAAGCACCACGTTTAGTAGTTCCTGTGTATGATGCATTAGAGCTTTTGCCTTTCAAGATCATGTAATTGACTACACCATCAGTAAGATGAGTTTTATTGCATTCAATGAGGATGGGCATTGCCATTACACCAGGATGCATTTGTCTTACAGGTGACACTAATTGCAGAGCATCTTGTTCTTTTGATGCTTCAAGATATTCAGCAGAAGGTTTATTGACATTATTGAAATGTGCTTCTGCTTGCTCCCGTGTAGCATTATTAGCAGACATATACATTTTGATTTGTTTTGATGTAGCCATGGTAGTTCTCCTCAGTGATAATCAGCAGTTTGTTTGAATATGTGTAAATTATAAACCAGTTTGATCAGATGTAAATCCCGTCCTTGAGATTTTGTGAAGTAGGGATCAGATTACTTTTTGATTTTGACAAGGTCATATTCAACCAAAAACTCAAGTAACTCTTTTTTGAAGTTTTCAATCCATTCAGGTGGAACTTCACTATCATCATGTTCTTCATCATGATCCACCTCAAGTAAGATACTTAGAACTCCATTCCTCAAAGAAATATCCGCATAACACCATTCATTGATGTAGTTTGTTTCATACTCATCAAGCAAATCAAAAAACTTTTGTGCTTTTAGATTTTTGAAGTTTGTGTGTATTGTTATATCAAGGTATTTGCTCATCTTATTACTCCGCTGTTGTTTGAATATGTGTATATTTTATACTGGTTGGGGTAGATGTAAATCCCGTCCTTGGGATTTTGTGAAGTGAGTATCAGTTTTTATGCTGATGCTCTAATTATGTTACGCATTCTTTCTTTTATTGTTTGATTACTTGTTCTTTGCAATTCAACAACTGCAAGTTGTGTCAAAAGTTCTTTATCATTCATCAAATCATTGAGCATTTTTGAGAAATCTTTAGGCATTTTGTGAGTATTCAGGTCAACTTTACCAACAGCCACCATCAAATCAAATAATTCTTGAAATGAATATTCAACCAATCTTTTTGAAGATGCACCACCTTTATAGTTCCAAACTGTGGGGGGCATGATGCCGTGTTTAGGGAAGAAATTTTCCATAAAATCCAAAACCATTTTATAAAGCATATCTTCAATTTTTTGATAATCATTTTTTATTTCAGCTAACCTATCAGGAGTAACTTCTTTTTCCATATAATCAATTCCATCTTGAAAAGTAGTAATAGCCTGCAACTTGCCAATTTTTTCAAAAAGCACTTTAGGTTCTATATCTTTCTCTTTAGCAACACTTCTAAATAACTCTTGTGCATATGCATTGCTTGAATCAGAAATAAGTTTTACCAACTTATCTTTTTCTTTGTTGAAAAGTTTATTGACATTGGTTTTTTGTTTTGATGCTTTCATCTTAGTGTCTCCGCTGTTGTTTGAATATGTGTATATTTTATACTGGTTGATGTAGATGTAAATCCCGTCCTTGGGATTTTGTGAAGTAGGTATCAGATTATAACCACTCTTTTTTACCATCAACATAATGCCATTCAATGCCTTCACGTGATTTAGTTTTGTATCTCATACCTGTCAATGCTTCACTGATATGTTTCTTGTGTTCTTCAGCCATTACATAATGCCAACCACTTGCAGGTTTAACTTCTTCTTGAATAGGAACTTCAACTTTCACTTCTTCTTGAATAGGATTACGTATGTCTGCAACATCAACTTCAAATTTAGTAGCTTTTTTATTTCCACCAAAAAGCATGTTCAAAACTGTGTACCACATTGATGAAGTATGATATTCATTATTCAAATATGCTTTTTTCAAAATGACTTGAGTTTGTGGTTTGCCTACAATACTCATCAATTCAACTTGAGCATGAACTCTCAAATGTTCAAATGAAGCTATACCCCAAATTCTCAATGAATAACCACATATGTTATTGATATTAGACCTTGCTGCTACATAATGCATTACTGGGCATTTGACTAATGTAGCTGAAGCAATTGCTTGGGTATTAGCCACATAAGTAAGAATACATATACCTAATTCATGATGTTCTTCTTTTGACATTACATTCATTAGAGTTTTAGAACCAAGGTCAGGTCTATCTAATTTGTAGCCAATAAAGCCTGCTAAATCACCCATTTGTGATTTAGATAAAATTTTTGTATCTTCCAAATCTTCTTTGGAATACACATACTCAATATAATCAGTTTCACCATGAACAATCACTCTTACATTCTCTGGAAATCTTCTTTCATTAGAAGCTTCATTATTATAAAGAGCTTCTATTTTAGCAGCTTTCTTTGCTTCTTTTCTTGCTTTAGAAGCTGCAGCTTGGGCTTTTTGATATCTGTTCATGGTAGTTCTCCTCAGTGATAATCATCTATGTTTTTCAGAATATGGGTACATTATAAACTTTTTTGATCAGATGTAAATTGCCTCTTATCAAAACTGATAATTGCTTCACAATTTTTAGTTCATCATTTTATAACTATATGATTTTATTACAGATTTTCCATTTCAGTTAGTAGTCTAACTATATGATTTTATTGGAGTTTTTGAAATGCACCCATTTTTATAGCTAACTGGTAATAAGTTTTTAGCTAAATTTGATGATTTTGCTTGTTGGAGGCAAAATCCATGATTTATCTCCGTAATCAGGCCAATTTTGCATGTCATACCCACGTTGCATGGATATTTTGCTCAATGAAAAGTGCTTACGTTTTGCATCAGAAGCTTCTTGTTTAGTAAGAGCTACTTTCCTAAGTGGGAGGTTGTCATTATGCCATAGAAGATAAAGGTGTTTGAGGAGCTTATCCCCTTGCTTGAAATTTGCTTCATCTGGAATAGGCATCCACCAATCCATTATTCCATATAGTCTGTCAGTTTCTGAGAGATATACTAAACAATTACCTTCAACTAATGAAGGAATAGAATGACCTAATAATAGTTCCCTGCCATTCTTTAGATTGATAAATGAAGCATGATCTTTTTGGATATTGTATAATGTGCCAATCCAATAATTGAAAGTAGAGATAAGATCTGCTTCAGTATATTGAGACCAATCAATTGACCATTGTGAGATATAGTTGTCTTGCGGATTTTGAAAAGATTTGATAATAAGATTATTGATATTCATTAGGTGCCACCTTTATAAAATAGTATTTATAAAGGTGGCAAAATGATATTATCCAAATATCCAGATATCATCAAGAATATTAGGTGTTACTAATAATGTTCCTGTACTACCACCACCAGATGCTTGTAAAAATGGATATTTTACTACTAAATATTTTTCAGTAGTTCCATTTAGAGAAACTGAATATGGTGTAGCACCATTAGTTCCTGACGGAATTACAAAAGATTTAGAAGAACCTGATGTGTTTATGAATAATAACATAACAGGAAATGTCATAGCAAGTGTTGGGCCAGGTAAAGTATAAGATATTGAAGTGGAAGTTATATTTGCAATTGACCCTGAAATATCAATTTTATTACATGAATCAGTAAGATTTAGATTCCAAGCAGAGCCAGTAGTTGGATAAGATATTGTTGTCATTGATGCTGCAAATGGAGCTACTTGAACAATTTGATTACTTGCATTCAATTTTACTCCAGGGCCTAATTTAGCAACACCTGGCACTGATGGTGTTGCTTCTTGTACATAAGCAGGATCAAATGATAAAGTCCCAGTTCCATCAACTGCTAATCCTGTTCCAGAAGGAACTCTTACTACTCCTTTTGTTGTAGTACTTGCAGGTGGAACATAAAGAGCACCTAATGCATCAACAAGTATAGATCCTAAATTAGCAACTTTTGCTACTTCCATTGGAGTAATATCTAATACCCCATTAGCATCAATAGTCATTCCTGATCCAATTTTTATTCCACCTAATACTGTTGAACTTGCAATTGATAATGGAGTTGTTGATAATACACCATTCCCATCAATAGACAATCCACTTCCAACTTTCACTGCACCTAACGTAGAATCAGAAGCAGTGGCTATTCCCAATATCCCATTTGATATTGTTAGACCATTTGAAGTATCAGGTTTTACTGCTCCAAATACAGTAGAAGATGCTTTAGGAATACTAATTCCTCCATTTGCATCAAGTATAATATCATTACCTAATTTAACTATACCCGCAGTACCAATTGTAGCATGTTCAACTGAAGCAATACTAAGAATACCGCTTGTATTTGAAATGCCTGTTCCAATTTGTACTATTCCAGGTGATGTAGTACTTGCAAGAGGAACATCAATTGATAATAATCCATTTCCATCAACTGTTAATCCACTTCCTACTTTTATTCCACCTAATGCAGTATTAGAAGCAGGTGTAATTGATATTTGTCCGTTATTGACAGTAATACCTTTATTTTCATATATACTCAAAATCCCTTTATCTGTGTATGTTGCACTTTTTATTGAAACGGCACCATTAGAAACAGTAAAATGATTACTATCAAAAGAATTTGCTCCACCAACTGGAACGGATAATGTCCCAGCCCCATCAACTGATAATCCAAATCCTACTTTTACTCCGCCTAATGTACTATTAGTAGCAGGCGGAATTGTTAGAGTATTATTTGAAAGAGATAAACCGGCTCCTAATTTGATAACACCTGCTACAGTATCAGTAGCTGCAGGAATTGATAATACTCCATTAGTTATTTGTAATGATGATCCAATTTTAATAGCACCCGCTACAGTAGTTGAAGCTGTAGGAATTGATATAACTGAATTTGCATCTACGTTTATATTAGTTCCAATTTTAGCTATACCTGCTTGTAAATTAGTAGCAGAAGGATAAGGGGTCAATAATTGAAGTTTGCCAGTAGTACCATTGATTGATAAACCATTACCAATTTTAGCTACACCATATTCAGTAGTTGAAGCGGTAGGAATTGATATTAGCCCATTTACATTAGTAATATTATCTCCTATTTGAACTACACCTTTTGATGAAGAAGTTGCGTTAGGAATTGAAATAGTACCTGAAGATACATTGATATTATCTCCTACTTGAACTGTGCCTTTTACTAAAGTACTGGCATCAGGAATTGATATTAGACCATTCCCATCTACACTAATATTAGTTCCTACTTGAACTACACCTCTTACTGATGATGAAGCAGCAGGTACTGATATTAGACCATTAGTTGATATAATATTTTCCCCAACTTGAACTACACCTTTAGCAGATGCACTTGCATCAGGAATTGATATAGTACCTGATGTAGCCGTGATATTAGTTCCTACTTGAACTACACCTTTTTCTGAAGTACTGGCATCAGCTACTGATATAGTATTACCCGTCAAATTGATATTAGTTCCAATTTGAACTACACCTTTAGCAGATGCACTTGCATCAGGAATTGATATAGTACCTGAAGATACATTGATATTAGATCCAATTTGAACTACACCTTTTACTGAAGTACTGGCATCAGCTACTGAAATTGTACCTGAAGATACATTGATATTAGTTCCAATTTGAACTACACCTATTGCAGTTTTTGAAGCAAGACCTACTAAAGATGCTATATCAGTAGATGTGGCATTGACAGATGAAGTAATTCTTCCTTTTGCATCTATGGTGAGTTTAGGAAGAATATAATTTCCAGCCGTTACTCCAGTATTAGTTAGAGCAGGAGATAACGCATTATTATTACCGGCTAAATCTCCTGCAAGTTTTATTTCACCGTATGTTGAATTTGTAGCTTGAGCCATGTTATCTCCTTAAAGAAGGCCAATTTTGTTGGTAAAAGTTAAATCTAAGATTGCAGTTTTATCTGATATTCCATCATTAAAATGGAATACTAATATGTCCATTCTTTGAGTTTTTGACCCATTATTAACATTATCAAAACGCACATTAGTTTTTGATCTTGCTGATTCAACTGGAATAATATTATTAAAATCAGTTTGATATATGCCAGTGTTGGTAACTGGATATTTGTAAATCTTACTGATATTTTTTAATAATATAGTATCAATTGGAATGTTTGTCATATCAAATGATATCAAAAATGTTTTTGGTGTTGGAGATGTTGAATCTTGTATTCTTAGATCATACGTAGGTTTCATTGGGTTTAAATTATAACAATTCCCATCCACATCACTATTAACTGATAAGTAATCACGCCATAATGTAGATCTTTTTGATTCTGCTTCAGACAAAAATCCTAAATTAGCAATTGATTTATTACCTGTAGTTCCAATACTTACATATTCATTCCTATAAGTATCTGTTTGTGTAGTAGTTGTTGGGTATGGATCTGCTAAACAATATCTACCAGCAACACTTGAAGTAGCATAATCCCAAGGTAAAGTTATAACTCCAAAACCGTCATTCAAAAGTCCGCTTCCAGTCATAACAAGTCCTGCAACATCATCTGTTGCAGTTGCAGCATATAATTCATCATTTACATCTTTTAATATACTTGATGAAGTAGTAAAATATCCAAATTTTGAAGTTGATGCATTTATTCTTGATAATTCTCCAGTTGATGTATTATAATCAAAATTATCATATGTCTTTGTTTTTATCAAACCAAGATTAGAAGCAGAAGCAATAGATCCTCCAATACGTGATAATGATTGATTAGAAATTTCTAATCCTGTTCCTACTTTTACCAAACCAAGATTAGAAGCAGAAGCTATTGGATTAGCTAATATTAGACCTTCATTCAAATATGAAAAAGAAGAATTAGGTTTCACTAATCCAAATTGAGCAGAAGCTGATGCTTTTGCATACATTAGTGTTGCAGTATCAGATGCCCCTGATGCAGTAAATCCAATATTACTTACAGTTTGACCGCCTTCAGTTCCAACACCATAATTATAAACATGTCTCAAAAAACCAAAATTTGAATGTGATGCAAATTTTGATTCTTTTAGTGATAATACTCCACCAATCAAATCAAAATCACTTGTTGATGGTTGAACTAAACCATAATTAGTTGTAGAAGCTAAATTAGTAAAATTAGAACTCAATACCCCATTTGCATCTATTTGTAAAAGAGAATTAGTTGTATCAATTTGTACAAGACCTATTAATGAAGGTAATGCAGTTCTTGCAACAATTTGATTAGTTGTAGCAATAAATCCATTACCAACTGAGAATACTCCTTTTGTTGAGTAACTTGCCTCTAATGGTTTTATTGGAGTTCCAGGAACTAAAGTGTCAAATCCTTGATATAAAGTAAATAAGCCAATTGTAGTATCAGTTGCTTTTATTCCATCTAATACCCCATTTGTAATTTCTAAGTATTGACCACTTTTACATAATCCAAAAACTGATTGACTTGCGGTTTTGAAAGATATTGCTCCATTTGTATAATTTATTCCAAAATCAGCAGCAGAATTCACTTTCATAATACCGGCCATTGAAGATCCAGCATAATTTGGCATTAAAATATCTGATGACAAATAGAAATTATTAGTATCATACTTAATTAAACCTAATGTAGTATCAGATGCAATATTAGCAGATACTTCAGTATATGATCCTGATGGAGCTACACTAAAACCATCTCCTATTTGAAATAATCCTTTTTGAGATGTAGAAGCCATTTTGATTTGAAGTGTTCTATTAACTACTTCTAAATCAGTAGTATCACTTATACAAAATGTTCCATAAGTTTCAGGATTTACCCCATCTTTAGTTGCATGAGGTGGCCCAGATATAATACCATCTTCAATTCCAATTTCATAATAAATTGCTGCATCAGATGTTGGAACTGGATCTCCACTAGCTACAATAAAACCAGCATTTACATTATCTCCATTTACTGTTAGAGTTTCAATAACTGGAGATACTAAAGTTCCTGCTGCAATTGCATCGTCTAATGAAAGATTATATCTTATGATATTTCCGCTTCTTGACAATTCTGGAACTATTTGATTCAAAGTTTCATTGAATAATACTTGTGTATCAGTTCTAAATGATAAAGTTTCAATTACTGAATGATTTAGCGGATTAGCAATATGGAATTTGAAGATATAATAACCAGTCCCGGTATTATAGAATCCGGAACCAATTTGAACTACACCTTTAGCAGAAGTACTGGCATTAGAAGCTGATATTAGACCATTAGTTGATGTAATATTATCTCCTATTTGAACTAAACCTTTTATTGAAGTACTTGCAGTAGCAGCTGATATAGTACCTGAAGATACATTGATATTATCTCCAATTTGAACAGCTCCAAGATTAGATGAAGAAGCTCTTTTTAGATCAAAAACCCCACTTCCAATTACATATTGATTTGAAGCATTTCCTTCAGAAATTTTAATCAACCCTTTTACTGAAGTACTTGCATCAGCTACTGATATAGTATTACCTGTCAAATTGATATTAGTTCCAATTTGAACTAAACCTTTAGCTGATGAACTTGCATTAGGAATTGATATTGTACCTGATGTAGCTGTGATATTAGTTCCAATTTGAACTACACCTTTTACTGAAGTACTTGCATCAGCTACTGAAATTGTATTACCTGTCAAATTGATATTAGTTCCAATTTGAACTAAACCTTTAGCTGATCCACTTGCATCAGGAATTGATATTAGCCCATTTGTATCAATATCAATATTAGTTCCAGCTTTTATTCCTCCAACTGAACTTGGAGTTGCAGGTCCAATTGGAACCCCACCAAATAAGTTTTTGATATTAGTCCAATCTTCAGGAGTACTTTGTGGATAATCTTTATAATAGACAGTTCTTCCTTTAGTATCTACTACTATTGAATAAAAGAAAGTAGATTGACCGGGAGTAACTCCACTTGGGGCTAAAGACGGATTAGCAGGATCACTTCCATAAAAGTCACCTGCTAATACTATAGTTCCTAATGTTGAATTTGTAGCTAAAGCCATTATGTCTCCTATTAGCCGTTAATTGTTAGTGGATACCCACCACCATATTTCTTACTCATTGGAACTATCACTGCTTTGATATTACTTTGTAATGATCCAAAATCAGTATTTTGTTCTGCAACAGTATAAGTATAATTTGTAAATCCGCAAGGTCTTGATGATTTTACTATTCCACTTGAATCCAATATAGCAACACCCCAGCCTGATTGATCACTATCCACTGGTTTCATTGTACTTCCGTTATTATTTACAATATCAGGAATTCTTATGTTTTCTTCCCATGTAATTAGCCAGCTATTATCAGGTTGTCTTATAGCCTGCCCATTGATTGGAGCAAATAACTTATTGTTATTGGATGTCACAGTAATAGTATCAAGATCTGCTACATCTAATCCAGAACCCATGGTTACAGTTTTGAAATGAAGCTGTTTGCCAATATCACTTTCAAGTAAATCAATTCTAACTAATGAACTCACTTTACTTACTAATTCATTTGGTTGATGAGATACTCCAAAATTCTCAGTTCCTTGTAATCCTCTTCTTAGTCTTGAAAGAGTATATGTATTAGGAGCTGTCAATGTAGCTATTCCAAAAGATATTAGTTCTTGACCAACAAATATCCAATTAGCTCCTGCTAATACTTCAGTATCAGAAGCAGAAGATAATTGACCAGTTTTCAAAGTAACAGATAAAGTATTAGTAACATCCCATCCAGTATCAGCACCTGAAGTAGCAATTACTGGAGCAGCAAGAATAGTATTTGCTTTACCCCAAATTGTTTCTTCATTGACTGTTTTCAAAGCGGAATAATTAGTTCCATCTCTTGAAATATAAATCATTGCTCCAGGCCAACCTTGTTTCCCATAGCCATGAATAACAGCATATAGTCTTGTTCCTGTATCATATTCTCCCATCCAAGGAGGATCAATAAAGAATGCTTGTGAATAACCTAATGTCAAATCATTATTATCAGTATCACTTGGAATAGTATAATCTAAATCAGATAATGCAGTTACACTTGGCTCTCCTGCATCACATGCTTCAAATGAAAGTAATCCCGGATCTGTTTCATTTACTTTAGTTATTCTAATGATACCCATTGGAGAATCTAATACATCACCTGGTTCATACTTGACCATTTTATATGAACATGTGAATTTGTAATTCATTCTTTCAAGATGAGCATTTATCAAATTCAATTCAGCAATCTTTCTTGCTTGTTGATCTGTCAAAGTAATAGGAACATTGATACTAATTTCATTGCCTTCAGGATAAGTAAAAAGTTCTGAAGTTTGAGTATAGTTATTCATATCCAATGAAGGAGAGAAATAAGTTACTATAACTTTTCTTGGTAATGATATCCCCTGAAATCTTTTACTTGTAAATGGAGCAGGAGGATTTACATTAGCTGAATATCCAATATCAGATAAAGTAATAGTTCCACTTGGATTACCTGTTCTCATTACAAATTTCAATACTCCACCTGAACTAACCATGTCAAAATTGAATGCATTAGAAAGTTGCTGTAATACAGTTCTAATTGAAGTAGTAGAAGCTAATGTAAATTCAATTACTTCATCATCAGGAATTCCAGTTACATCACAATTGATATTCCCAATTTGACATAATTTAGCTAAAGTATTTTTCAATTTAGGTTTAGTATAACTTCCAGTATATCCATTAGTTCCATTGTATCTTTTATCTGCATTCCCGTCTTTAGATCCATCTTCATCCATTGAATCTAATACTTTTACCCCATAATAGATTAGCCCACCTGCTACTGCAGCTACTTTGAGCCAATCCCAAATATCCATATCTTTTATCCAATCAGTAATCTTATCCCACCATGATTTATTTGCATCAGCCAATTCTTCTTCTTGAGCAGTTGTAATACTACCTTTTGATAATGGCTCCCAAAAAGAAGATCCATTGATTGAAGGTGGAGTAGGAGGTAAAGTTGTAGGTGCATCTCCACTTGTGGAAGTATGATCTTGAATACAAAGCCAAGAAGATCCTTCATGTTCAACTACTGAACCATTTGGATTAGTAAAGCAAGTTTGTTTCTTATATTCAATTCCTTCAGCCCATTCTCCTTCCCATTTGAATCCTAATATGCAAGGAACTGGTGCTTGAGGAGAGGGATTAGAAACATTAGTAGTAGAAGTACTTCCTGTTCCCTGTTTAATAGTTTCTTGGGCAACATTATTACATCCAAATGTTCTTACTTCAGGAGGATTCCCGGTATATGTACCTGGAGTATCAGATCCAACTTCTTTTAATAAAATATCTGGTCTTGGGCATGCTGACATTAGGCAATATCTCCTGTGTAATCATATGTAGTATCACTAATCATAGTATGTCCATTTACTTCAATAGAACCTTCTCTACATAATGCATTTACTAATCTTGATGCCATTAATTTTGATTCTCCAAGAACAAATAGATAAGGAGATACTGTAATTGTATCAATTGAAGTTCCATTCCAATATGCATAAGTAAAATCTTTTGTAATCAATACTCTATCAGGTTTTGCATCTGGAATAGAAGCAATATAGTAATCTTTATCAGGAAGTGTAACCTCCTTCAATGGAATAATTGATTCATCAATATCTTCTTGTGTCTTTTCTTCTGTTAGCAAAAGATTATCTAATATAGTTTGAACAGTACTTGTAGGAGATAATACATTCAAATCAGTTTTATCAAATAATTTTGTAAAAACATGTTTATTATTTGAAAGGGTAATTCTTCCTAATGAATTAGTAGTATTATCTCCATTATTAATAGATTCAGGATCATATGTTTCCCATTTACCAGTAGTAATAGGTAATCCTTCAGTAGTCCAATCCCCTTTCAATGAAGGTTTTATAGTAGATTTTTCATCTATAGTAATATACCAAAGATACCCGTCTGCTAATTCAAAATCAGTAACTATTCCATCTGATTTAATTGACTTATATGGAGCATCCCCATATTCTTGAGCAGTAGAATGAGCATGAGTTACTGCATCAGTATCAGCATTGATATAACTAATCATTCCTGCATGGGATGCAACATAAATTCTTCTATTAGATTGATCTACTCTTAGTTTATAAGGATTCCCATTAACATAAATTAATGAAATCATTTGCCCTGATAAATCATATTTCAAAACAGCATGATTATTCCAAGAAGTGATATAGATATACCCATTATATCCATATGCTATATCAGCTCTTACTACTTGGTGTCTTGCAGAAAATGTAAATGACGTAATTGCTTTTGAAGTATCAACATAAAAGATATACTGTTCATTTTCTCCAAAATACTTTTCTAAAAACCAAAACTTGTTATCAGCAAAACATGGATTACATACTACTGGAGATACTGGGCCATGAAGAGGTGTCATTGAAAAATCTGTTGCCCATGTTCCAGTTGGAGTTTTTAAAATATCAATTGGATCAATAATCAGTTTCTTGATTGATGCAGTTGAACTAACCAACCAAATACAATTATCACCTAAGAATATCCATAAGAATCCTGAAGCAGCAACAAACTTCTCTGAATATAATTTGTCTGCATTTTTTGCCCAATTGAGCATTTCATAATTTTCCCAAGTAGGCTCATTATCAGTTCTTTCTCCCCACCAAGAATATACATTTACTCCAGTACTTGTAAGAACATAGAGATATCTTCCATCAGATACCATGTCTATTGGAGTTCCATTTGGAGATACATTCCACATCTTTTCAAATTTCAAACTCATAGGATACTCTCACTAATAACTTCAAATGAAAATTGTGGAATTTGACCAGTAGGTCCTAAATCAAAATCTTTCAATACAATATAAGCTAATCCTCTATATGCAGGCACATTCCCACTTCCTTCTATAGCAGTAATAGTAGCATCAGGATTTTGGGTATCTGATCCAGTATGAAGTGTGCCAATTAGTTTCTTGCTTGTAGTTCTACTATCAACTATTACTTTCCCATTAGCCCATACTCTTGATATTCCAAGAATAGGTCCTTTACAAATTGCAATAGCCATACTTACAGTGTAAGCAGTACTCTCTCCTGAAGTAGTTCCATACTTGGAGACATTATTCTTAATAGTATATGCTTTCTTGTTTTGAGACCAAATGATATTACCAGATACTCTTTGCTTACCAATAACAAATGGAATAGTTCCACCATATTGACAAGTTTGAACTCTTAGGTCTCCAATAGATTGTTGGGTGGGATCTTTATTATCTGAGCCAACAAATGCAGAGCCAACCATCCATCCAAGTGATGCACCTGTTCCTCCGCCAAAGAATGCTCCTACTAATGCAGAACCAGCAGGAATTAATAGATTTGCCAAATTATACCCTTAGTTTTTTGACTGCAGAACTAAGTGCTACAATCATTCTATGAAATGCAAATGGTTCTACTTTCATATGTTGTAAATCATATTCTTCAAGTAATTTGATTGGAACATCTTTGAAGAAGAATCCACCATATTTTGAATCAGTAAGAACAATGCGGTCTAATTGAACATCAAACATGCGTAATGCCGCAGCTAATGTTAGATCTGTAGTTTCATATGAAGGGATAATTGTCATAATATTTTGATGGGTAAGAGTAGATATATTTGATTCTATTTATCAAATCACTGTCTAAATAATGTTTTACTACTTTATTAGTTTCAATAGAAGCATGAATAACTTGATGATCTTCAACTAATAATCCCATGTGGGAACAAGCTCTTCCATATTGAAAACAAAGAATTGATCCAAGAGGCCAAGAATCAATATCATTCATATCAACATCTATTCTTCTGCATCCATGTTCTTCAAGTAATTGCAGCATCATTTCTTGACTTGAATGAAGATGCCACTGAAGAGAGTAAGGTTTGAGTTCAATTGGTGGGATCAGACCTGTATTTTCAGCAATGGCAGCTATTAAATTGCAGCAATCAACACCAACTCCCTTCAGTTTTGCTTGATGATGATAAGGTGTATTGAGCCAGGATTCAGCTTCTAATAAAATCAATAAGTTAGAACACATTCTTTAGATAAAAATAATGTTGAAAGTACTCCAGAGTATATCTGGTATAGCATGGAGGCAGTTTGACCATAAGAAAAAAGTGAAACAATATATTAATACAATTTATATTATTACAACTTACATAATTTTTAGATCTGTTCTCCTCTCTTTTTCTTCTTTATACTTCATTCATGGCTTGAGCTTGTCTCAAGATCATAAGTATTATAGAGATATTCATTCATTATTCACATCTTTGTTTTTCAAACCAATCTTTTTAGTAGTAGCTGTAGTCAAGTACATATTTAGAATAAATGCTAATGTAGCAAATCCTTCTACAATATTATTTTTATCTACATCAAGCACAGTCAAATCAGGTACAAATCCAATCAATGCAGTAATAATAACACCAAAGACATTGACTAATAATCCATATTGCTTCCATGCTCCAGGATTCTTTAGTTCTTTACCTGCATATAGTGCTTCAATGACTAACCAAAACTTGTTCATATAATCTCCGTTTTATCTAAAATTAATATCAGGTTTTATATGAGGAAATCCCCCAAAGTTGATGATATTGTTGAATTTTGTTTTACATGTATTCTTTGTCTTATCACATCCTGCTTTGATTATGAATGTATCTCCAACATTTACAACAAAACCTGTTGGTAAGAATAATTCAATTTCATTAGAAGAATGTATCTTGATGACTGCTGATAATCCATTATTGAATCCAGATGTAAATGTAATTTGCCCATTTGCAAAATACTTATTTGCTTGAACAACATTTATTCCAAATTTCCATTTAGAAGTAATGATTGAAGTAATTGAACCAGTAAATGAATACCCGGATTCATTTACCCCGCAAAATCCAATTACTCCATTTTTAGATGAACTGAATAATTGATGTCTGCATTGAGCAGTATATGTATTTCCAATTATCATTTCAAGATTCTTCATGAAAGATACAACATCTGCTTTGAATCCTTCATCTGTCCAAACTATATCACCAAGATACCCGCTGAATACTTCAAGTGAGCCATATTCAGGATGTGCCCATGATACCCAATATACTTGAACAAAGCAGTTATCTAATTTGCCGCCTTTCAAATCAGTATCAGGTACATCTACCCAAGCAGATCCAAATTCTTGATTTGATATCTCTGCATTAGCAGTAGTAGTCAATCTTAGACGTTGTAACCCAGGAGCAGGATGATATACTTGACTACCAACAGTAATATTAGATTCATTATCAGTAAATCCATACTTTACTCCATCTTTTCTGGTAATAAGAATGCAATTTGATATTCTTCCATTATCAATTTCAGTTTGTAATAAGCTTGATATTGATCTCATGATTCACCAAATACTTGTACTAATGTAATATCAGATACTTTTTCTGCTAATGGAGTATTGCTATTATCAAGTGCTAAGAATACAGAATCAATTCCGCTTCCATCAAATCTAACTACATAAGTTAGTCCATCTTTTGGGCATGTGAAATTGAATGAATCTAATCCATAATTGACAGAACTCAAGAATGAAGTAATAGCATCAATGTCAGATGATAACATTGATTTACCTGGTATCTTCCATGTAGTTCTTGGATTAGATTGTCTTTGTAATCTATATTCTTTATAGCCATTAGCTACAATAATAGTTGGCTTATAGATTGATTTAGTAATATCATGAACTAATTTTATAGTTGGAAAGAATATGTTGTGATATGCCATATTAGGCTCCCATTAAGTTATATTGACGGCCTGTTCCAAATACCATTTCAGCTATATCTCTTTTGTTATTAGCTAAAGTTCTCATAACATCTTGGCCATCCATTGCAGTAATATTGAATGTAATATTTGAATTAGGAACAGAAGAAGATATTACTCCATCAGAAGAAGGTGTGAATAATTCTGGTCTTCTTTCTCCAACAATATATGATTTACCAGCAGATACTGGTCCGCCTTCTGCTCTGAATATATCACCCAATATACTACCTCCGCCTCCAAAGATACTGCTAAAGATACCACCAAGTACTCCAGTTGAATTTGCAGTTTTTCCAGTAGGAGTGTTTCCAATATCTCCAAATAGAGCCATTTGTAATTGAGCAGCAATCATATTAGCTACCATTCTATCAATAATCTTTTTGACTGCATCACCTAAATCATTCCACTTACCTTGCATTCCATCAAATAAGTAATCAGCAAACATTCCTTCAAAAGCACCTGCAGCATTCTTCATTTCATCATTCATTTTACCAATCATATCAGTTGCATAAGTAGGATCAATATTTTGTATTTGATCATTTACTTGTTGCATCTTATATTGATATTCTGCAGCAGTAATAGTACCATTCTCAAATGCTTTAGTTAGTTCATCTTGAGATTTAGTTAGTCTATCAAGAGCTATCCTATCATCTATTATTAATGATTTGAATCTATCATTTGCTTCTGTTTGATTAGCCCATGCATCCAACATTGCTCCTGAATTCTTTTCAAGAGCTCCAGTATATTCTTCTAAAGTTATTTGTCCAGATTCATATAACTTATCAAGTTCTTCTCTTGCAAATGTAAGTTCTTTTACTTTATCCCTATTACTTGTAATATACTCTGACCATACTTTTGTTTTTTGAGATAATGTTTCTACTAATTCACCAGCTCTTACATATTTGTCAATTGCATCTTCAGTAGTATTATTCAATTCAAATTGAGCAATTTCCGCTTCTGCTTTTGCTTTAGCTTCATCTTCATAATTACTGATTAGCTCTCTTTGTGCTTCAACATAATTCTTGATATTTTCTAAATAAGCTCTACCAGATTCATCCCCAGCTCTTTTGATTGGATCTTCAACAGTAGATAAGCTAACTAATTTATTAGAAGCTTCTCTCTGTGCTTTCTCTCTATCCAGTTCCCAAGATAATTTTTGTTTTGCTAATGCAGATAATTCAGTCTGAAGATCTATCTCTCTTGCTAAATCAAGAAGATGTTCTTTTTGCTTATCACTAAACTTTGCAAATGTTCCAAATTGATTGTTCCATGCTACTTCAGATGCTTTACCTGCTGCATTTATCTGGAATAAGGCTTTCATCATGTTTGTCTCAGCTTTAGCATATTCATCTGCTACTTTCTTAGCATCATCTGCAGCTCCCTTAGCTATTGGGTTGAAAGTACCAAGTGTTTTCTTTACTGTATCAGATGCTTGTTCTGCTTTCTTCTGATTTAGGCCCCAAAGTTTATCATGGAATGCAGCAAAGTCCTGTCCTACTTTAGAGACATCATCTGACATTGAAGTCAATGCTGCTTTAGCTCCACTAAAATCAAGTTGAGCTGCTAATGTGGCGGCTGCCATAAATCCAGCAAGAACATATCCTGCTTGTTGAAATACTGCAGTAATAAATGAGCCAATCTCAACTAATATTTTCAAAGCAGGAATAACTGTATTAGATACAAGAGCAGCTAATCCATCAAGTATATCTCTTAGGAATCCGCCCTCAGTATAACTTTTGATAAATTCATTTGATATAGTAACTAAAGTAGGAAGCATATCTTTTGCAAGTATCTCCCAAAATCCTGCAGCTGCTTGAGATAATAGATTCAAGTTATCATTGAATTCAGCTGCAGATGATGCTTGATCAAGATTCCAATCTTTACCAAAATCTGTTCCAGCTTTATTGAATTCTTCTAACTTATCTCTGCCATCATTCAACATTGGAATCAAATCTCTACCTGATCTTCCAAGTAATTCCATTGATATAGTTACTTTATTTGCATCATTAGAAGAAGCACTAAATCTGTCTGCTAATTCTTTCATGACATCAGAGGCATTTCTTATATTGCCTTCTGAATCAGTAGTAGCTATATTAAGTTGGTTGAATAACTGAGCTGCATTTGAAGTAGAATCTTGTGCTTCTACTAAATTCTTGGATAATCTTGCTACTGCAGTAGCAAATCCATCAAGTGATACCCCATTGACTTCTAAACTTGTCTTCCATTCTGAAAGATCATCAACTGCAATGCCGGTTTTATGTGAAAGTTCTTCTAATGCATCACCTGCTAAAGTGGCATCAAGAACTAATTGAGATAAACCAATAGCTCCAATAGCTGTAGCTAAAGCGGCTAATCCTCCAATTAGACCAGGAATAGTACCTGTACCCAATTGAGATAATGGGCCAGAAATCTTATCTTCAAATTCCCCAACTATCTTTAGCAGGAAATTACTTGAATCAGCCATATTAGTTTCCCCTTTCAAAAACTTGTTTTACTTGTTCTGCAGATCCTCTTGATCCCAGAAGTGTAGCGGATACATTAGTTTGATATGAAGAGATTGATTTCTTTATTATAGCCGCATAATAATGGTTTAGTTGTTCCATTGTTAGATTATTTATTTCTTCAATAGAAAAGTTATATTCTTTCAATGAAAGAATAATGTCAAAATATGTTATGCCGTTTGTGTTATGAGTGGCATCACTCTTTTTAGAAAAAAATCTGAATTGACTTCAAAGAATGTTTTGAGTAATTGAATAGCTTCTTCTTGAGATATTTCAGCAATAAAAGATTCTTCTACTTTTAGTATCTCTGCCATCAATTTGATTAGTTCTTCACCACATTCCGCAATAATAGTTAGAGCAGTAGTAGCTGAAGCGGATTTACCTTGAAGTTTTAATTGCTCTACCTGAGCTCCCGCTAATTTTAGAACTTTGATTACTTTTGGCATTTGACCAAATGTAAATGGTTTGACTACAAAAGATTGACCTTGTAATAATACTTCTTTCCCTTCAGGATATAATATTTCTAATTCATTCATATGTGGATTATAGATTAGTTATAAGAAAAAGGAGGATATTACTCCTCCTCTCTTTATTCAGATTTGAATAACTTTATTCTTGGAAATAAGTAAAGTATTCAGATTCACCGCCAGTTTGTTCAGGAGCAGGTAATACTTTACCCCCAACAACTAACTTATTAACACCAGTTCCAATCAAAGAAATAGTTTTAGCTAATTCTAATGAAGCACGGTGAATATAAGCTTTTTGAGCTAAATTGTCAAATTTAGATTTTCCTTCAAAATATAATGAATAGTCTTGACCTGAATTGACAAGACCTCTCATTTTAGTTCCACCAGTATGTGCATAATCAACAGTAATAGTATCACCATTAGTAATACCTGTTGCAGTAGCAGATAAAGTAATAGAACCACCTGCTGCATTTACTGTATAATCAGTGCCCGCCGTCAAAGTAGTAGCACCTTCTTTTACAACAACTGAAGAAACATTGCCATATTTCAATGGAATAGTTTTGCCAAGATAAGCTTTATGAGATTCTCCAACAACATTACCTGCTGCAGTAGTAACTAAATCTCCATTATATGCTCTTGCCAAATTAGCTGAATCAACATTCATAATAGAAAGTTCAATTGCCATATCAGTAGATGTTGGAATATGTGCAACTGTTACCCTGTTTCCAGAATAACTTTCTTGAATATCTAAAAATTGCTGACTTGTAGTAATAGTGAATCCATCAGTATCTCCAATGTATTCATAACCACTTGTTAAGCCAGTAGTATTACGGGAAGCAATGAATACTTTCCCTTGTGGAACTGCAAAATACTTGTCTGCCATGTTAACCTCTTAAAATGTGTAATGACCGTTTGCTGAAAAACCAAGTTGATAAATCAACCGGTTGGGATATGTTGCATGTAACGCACATCCCGTATATTCCCATAAGCCTGCATATGTCACTTCTTCAGAGGCATGTACCGCTCCTACAGCCTTGTCTATCAGTGATAAATGATTTAGGATGAAATCTTCCTCAGTAGCTACTCCATATTCAATAGCTAATAACACAACAAATTCCAATTGATTAATTGCATAGTTACGCCCATTATGCAAATTAGATTCAAGTGGAACACCGTTATTGAATAGAACCCAAGCAAATGGAACAGGTGCATCAGACATAGCTGCATCAGTATCAGTTCCTCCTAATTGAGCTCCTACTTTATTCTGTAATTCTGTAACAGAATTTAGTTTTGAAATAATATCCGTCATTAATTCTGCTATCATAGTATATTTATCTCCATTTGATCTGATATATTTTCTCTTGCAGACAAATAACTTTCTACTAATTGATCATATAGCTCTTCATCAATATCAACTTCTTCACCTGGCTGATATGATACTCCATTCAATTCTAATGAACCTTGTAATATTAATTTCATTTTATTGTAAATCCTATTTTCTTATCAAGAATTTGTTTAATAGTAGCTTTTGCTTTAGGAGATACTCCCATAAAAGGTCTTGCTACCATTCTATTAGTTCCGTTTTGAAGATACTTTGAATATGGTGCATTAGTACCAATAGTAAATGACTTCTTATCAGTAATAACTTCAAATGAATTGAGTAATTTGCCTGAATTGTAAAGTAATCCTCTATCAACAGTTCCTTGCTTTATTCTTTGCATCAAAGTTGATTGCTTCCACGGAGACCAAGGTATACCTTGTGGATCTGCTTTAGTACTTCTAATCCTATCTTGAATATCTTCTTTGACTACTTGCCCTATCTTTTTGAGATATTCTTGATCTTCAAGTTCTTTTTGAATCTGTTTTAGTTTAGCTGATAATGCTTCAGCACCAGATAATAAAAATTTGAACATTATAATTTAGTAGTCATAGTATGAAGTTGATATCCCATATTCCCAGCAGGCTGAATAGAAGTGATAATCATATCATTACCTCTATCATCAATAATAACATCTCTTGGTTGAATTGAGCCTTCAGGTAACCAGGTCCAAATATCCCATTCTTGAACTGGATTCTTTATTTGAGTAAATCCGCCAGCATTGCCTTGATTAGAACTTGAATTTGTTGATATTACTTGAGCAGGTATTCTTGAATATAGTAAAGTTCTTTTTGCTGAAAATCCACCTGTACTATTATAAGTAGGTCTGTAGATACTTATCTTTGATATTGTACAAATAGCACTTGGTGTAGCTATTGGATCATTTGCTACTAAAGTAAATGTCTTATCATCATTTTTGAATATATCACCAGGTCTATAAGAAGTAGTATCTACCCATAAATTATAAAGAGCAAATGAATAACTTTTTTGTTTTTCAAATGCATCATCTAATGAATAACCTGCACTGACATATCCAATAAAATTCTTTGTTTGAATTGGATTGACATAATCAAGTGATCTATATACTTCAAACTGATAACCAATTTTATTAGCAACTTTTCCAAATACTTTTTGTATCTTTGAATTGATTGTACTTCCGCTCATTTAGTTCTCCTACTAAACATTTGTGATACTGTTTCCTCTAAAGATTGTGTTTGTTGAGTAATCACATCTACTTTTTGATAAATGTCAGTATGAGTTTTATTATGCCTATCAGTATCTTCTTTATATCTTTCAGTAAATGATGTCATTTGGATACCCAACTTCAATTGTTCTTCATGAAGATTGACGTAAATGGTAACTAATCCAACAAGTAAAGTAATTGCTTGACCAATAAAGGGCATCCAATTAATAGGTTTTTCCTCAACTTTAGGTTCAGGTTTTGAATCAGATTGAATATACACTACTTGTCTTCTTTCTTGTCCATCCCAAGGATCATCATAATGGTTTCCATTTCTTCTTATCATAATACATCAACTGCACCACTAAATTCATTTTGTAATTTCAAGAACTCATACATATCAGCAAATGTAAATTCATTAGTGAAATTCATTTGAAAGCTATTATATCCAATTGGAGTTTTGCTCATTGTTCTTGCATCAGTATCATAATATGTTTCAGTGTAGATACTAATATGTTTTGGATCAATATTCTCTACAACAAAAGATGCAATTTTAGTATATGCATTAGTTGCAGTTAGTCCATGATTTGCTGCATAATAACTTGATTGTATTGCCATTTAGTTCTCCATTTAGAATAACATGAACATGCGGGTTGCATCATAAGTAGGAGGTGGTGGTGTTCCTCCACTTGGAATAATTGAAAAGAATGGCCCAAAGGGTCCAATCAAATCATCAGTAGTAAAATTAGTATTACCAGATACTGGAGCAAATGGCCCAAAAGGTCCAATTAGATCTAATGTTTCTAATTCAGCTTTAGTATATTGAGCCATAATTAATCCGCTATAGTAACTGAAAGATCATCAAAATAAAATGCTTGTGATGCATTAGTTGCATCATATTGAGCTCCAAAATATATTGGTACTACACTATTTACTGTGGGAGTAAAGGTAATAGTTAGTTCTTCCCATGTATTAGCAGCAGCACTTGATTCAGATACTACATAATCAGATATTCCACTAACTTCAGGTTTTACAAATACTGCACATTTAGTAGTAGTAAATTTTCTTTGAACCCATAACTTTACAGTATGTAATTTGTTTGCTTTGACTGGAATATCACATACTTTTATTGACTGGGATTTATAATAGTCAGGATATAATGGAACATATATATGTGAATTGACTTTTATAATAAATTCCCAAGCATTACCTCCAGCAGTATGAACAGGAGTTGTTACTTGATTCAATGTATAAAAATCTCCAGCTCCTTTTCCAATATTTGTATTATTATAGTTTTGAACAAAAACTTTATTTCTGCCAACATATGCAGAAAATGATGCAAAAGCTAAAGGTGTAGTTTGAAAAGTAAGATTTTCAATTGAAGTTGAAGAAGATGAAACTCCCACTCTATGAAATAATTGGGTAGCGGCAACGCTACCATATAAATTCATATTCTTTATCTTCAAATTACCTGAACTATAATTTGATGAATTCCAGGTATGCCCTGATATTCCAGTTGCATTTGAATGATATACTTTAAAGTTTTCAATTATTCCTTCACCTGCTATAATATTAGGAGCTCTACATCCTGCTACTTTTAGATTCTTTACATTTAAATTCTTTACTTCAAGTACTGGGGTATAGGATAGTCCAATACCAGCAGATCTACTACAATACATTTGAGAATGTATATTACTTGTAAAATTATTTGCCCAACCATTACCAGTAGTAAATGATGAACATGTGACATATAATTTATCAGCAAAAAGTTGAGCATTTATTCCACTTATAAAAAAATTATATGACGGATTAACTAAATGATATTCTCCAAATTCATATAAAGAATTTGCAGTTCCTAAGAAAGATCTACTTCTAACCGCAATTATTCTATTATATCTGCAATGTGTTCCACCTATTGCAGGATTAGCATTTTGAGTTTGAAAATCAATTGCAGTATATCCTGTTTGAGAGCTCATATCAGTTGAATCCCAACCAAATTCAACGTTAGCTAATGCAGTGGTAGTTCCTGAAGGTCCTGTAAATCCTGTTGGAACTGCTGCATTTGCTTGAAGAGGCTGCCAATTTTGAAATAATAATGGTTGTATCTTATAAGTAGATAATGAACCAGCACTTCCTGCCCAGTTATGTTGAATATCTAAAGAAACTGTAGTTCCATCAATACTAAAAATTGAATACCATTCAGGCTCATCAGTAGTATTTAAACCAATAATTGAATTAAGTGTTAAACTTGAATTATCTGTTTTATCTTTACATGCAATAATATGATTGAATCTAATTACTAATGAGCCTGGATCTGATGTACAACGTATAGCTATTGAGTTTATTCCACTTGGTAAATTTGCACCATAATCAAGTGTTATAGGATATGCATATGAAGGTGCATTAGTAACTGCTGGAATTGCTAATGATACTACAGGAACATCTCCTGTTGAATCTGAACATAAATCAATATAGATACTATTTGCTGCAATTGAAATTGAATTACTAAGAATAAATGAAAGTTGTTGATACCCACTCAAATCAGAAGTGGTACAAGGTGCATATGCAACTTTACCAGTAGTAAATGCTGCAGCTATTGTCATTGCAACACCATTTGATCCTATTCTTAAACCATCCACTGATGTCCAATTTGCTTTAGTAACATTAGCAGATACTGTCCAATTAGTGTTTTGTGATTTACTTACTTCAGCTGTTACTGCTGTTGGAAGAATAACATTTGAATTTGAATTACTCCAAGTACAAGATCCTAATGAAGTAGGATCAGAAGATTTCATTACTCTTACAGTATCTCCACCAGTTAATCCAGATGAAGCACTTGTAATAGTTTTCTTTCTTAGTGCAAAAGTAGTACCATTATTTGAATCATTCCCATTGACTAAATCTACATATCTTATGGCCATAATTAGAATCCTTTTGCAAATGCAATTACATCATACTTTCCAGCATCAGCATCATATATTAGTCCAATCCTATCTTTCTTATAAGCTGTAGTTGTCAATGTAATTCCTGTGATATCAGTTCCAAATCTAATTGAAGTGCCAAATCCAACTGTTCTATTACCAACTGAATCCTGTAAAAGTTCTAATATAATCTTTTGACCAGGTAATCCACCAGTAAAATCTAATGTTGGAATTGAACCATTTAGTGCTATTCTTACTACATTAGTATCTTTTATACTAATAGGAGTACTTATTGGAGTTTCTAAAAGTTGAATTGCTGGATAATGACCAATTGTTACAATTTCATTATTAGCATTTTTAGTATGAAGTGTACCATTAATTAAATTGATACCAATTTGACCGCTAACTAAATCAGCAGATTGCCAATCATAGTTAGCAGTTGATTTTCTTTTATGTCTTATAGCCATTAGAGTTACCTCATTAATTGAATAGGCTTATATGGAAATTATTTAGAATGTGCCGTCATCAATATCTGCAACAAATTCAAGAGCAGTACCACCACTATTCACTCTTACAAATTTCAAATCTTGACTTGTAAATGAACTTGGAACATCATTCAATTGAACAAATGAAGTAACCCCAGTTCCTGGAGCAGTATTGATCCATTTACTTGTAGCATTATCCCAAGTCAATTGTTGGCCATTTGCTGGAGTAGTAATAACTACATCAGCTAAATCAGTAATTGAACTTGATGTAATTTCATTTGCAATTGCAGTAGTAAGACCGCTAATATCACCAGCAGCTAAAGTAACTGATCCAGTTTTGCCTGCTACAGAAGTAACAGTATTAACTTGTGCTCCGCTTTCAATACCAGCTAATTTAGTATGATCTGCATTACCACCAATTGGAATAACTGTACCATCAATCTTACCAATATAAAGTGTGTTATTAGTTCCTTCAGTATATGCTAATTGACCACCTGCTAATGAACTTGGTGCCGCATTCCCAGAACTTCTTTTGATTCTTATTGCCATGTTTTGTTTCTCCTATTTAGAAATATTCATCATCTAATGTTTGAACTTGCCAAGCACCATTGGCATATACTTTTAATATATCTGTTGAATCATTGAACCACAATTCTCCTTCAGAACCAATTAGAGGTTGGCTATCTTGAATAATAACTCCGCCTCCGCCAGAACCTCCGGTTCCAGGTGGGCCTTGAACCCCAACTTCAAGAATATAGTTATTACCTTCTGTGATAATAACTTCAATATTATTACTCATAAGACTCCTTTACTAATAACTATTCTGCCTTCAATGAGACGTTCAGTAATACCATTACTCCAAACTATATTTATGACATACCATCCATCTTTTATAGTAATTGCATCAACATTAGTTTTAGAATATCTTGCTTCAAATGTACCATTTACTGCACTCATAATATACATTGGAATAGAGAAGATTGTTTCTCCACCCTGTTTTTGGGCTACATCAAATGTAATAGTAGAACCAGTAAGATTGATTGGAGTATTAGTTGATTTTGATCTAATTGTAAAAGATCTAATAAAATCAGTGCCTTTTTCAATTAGTATATTTGCTTGACCTGCTGGCATATTGCCTCCTTAGTAAAAAGTATCAAATTTGAATTTTACTTTGATACTATCTCCATTACCAGTATCATTCTCTTTGTACATTACTCTTGTTTGTAATTTCAAATAATTGGTATAATAGAATACATTAGGAGATAATACTATTGGTCTTGTTGTAGCTGAACCAGGATTTACTGTTGATACAAATGGAAATAGCTTCATATTTCTATCTTTCAAATATGACATAGTATGATTAGCGTCACCTGATGCTGAATCATTACTATGAAATCTATAAAATAATTGAGATTCACTTGCACCAGTTTCTCCCAATGATACTTCAATTACATAATTCTTTATTTGACCAATACTTTTGAATTTGAAGAATATTGGCTTGACATAACTGTATGTCAAATCTCTATTAGCTGTGTCAGGTCTTCTTACTGGATACAAATAATATTCAGCTGCATTGGCTGAACTATTTTTGAAATTTACATTATTGACTTCAGTAACTAATCCATTCACTGATTCAAATAATTGTATTGAAGAAGCTGCTGTCATATAACAAATCTAACAGGAGTAAAAGTTGAATTATTAGCTGATTTCAATAATAATCCTGGTCCAATTGCATTCAATATTTGATCTACAACTGCTGGATATAATTGAGGTTTTGAATTTACTTGGATATCCAATGGTCCTGCTGATAATGAACTGATTTGAGTTAAATCAGTATCACTCAAGAATCTGTCTGGTTCTGTAAAATACCAATATGCTAATTCACATTGAGCATCTTTTAGTTTTTGTGGAATTCCAGATATTACATTATTCTCATAGTCATATACTTGAGATCTTGGCCAATTCAAAGATTGAGTTTTACTTGATTTGAATCCACTCCATTGAGCTAATTCAATTTGTCTTGCAGCAGTAATAAGATATGCTTCTGCTTCAACTTGTTCAAGATCAACCCATTTACTTGCACCTACGCGGGTAATCATATATGCTAAAGATTCTGCATAACTAACATAACTATTAGCTGTATTACTTCCTGATGTAGATTCAATTGCCATTATACTTCCTCAATATAATTTCTATAAATGTATTTCTCAAATAAAGTCAATTCAATTATATCTCCAACTTTATAATCTAAGTTTTTAGTATTGAATCTACCTTTTAGTGGAGATATTACTTTGAATAATTGTGTTTTTGGAGAAGATTCAATTACTTGTTTTGATTTTCTTGCCATGCATAACTCCTAATATAAGAATGGAGAGATACCATAAAGATACCTCTCCACTATTCTTATCAATTATGCAGCGTTATTGCCTACTGAAGAAGCAACATAACCAACCCACAAGTTGTCTTGTTCAATAATGCCATATTTCATGACACCATACCAGCCTAAGTTAGCAAAACGTGCCAATTTATCAAATGGGCCAGTTGCAACCATGGAAGGTGTATATGAAACAGCTTTACCCAATGCATTGTAACCAAATGCTACAATTGGATATACATCAACAGTACCTGCACCTGATTGATCAACACCGGCTAAGTAGTTGTTACGGATGATACGGAAGCCTTTGAATGTACCTACTTCATTGTTGTAGATTGCTTGTGCATTTTGGTACTTAGATACGTCATACCAAGAGCCAGCATCAACACCTTCACGTAAGTCATTGATTACGTCATCATGTGCCATCAAGATATAAAGACCACCAAAAGTAGGAACTCCATTACCATTACGTGACAATTTGTTGTACAATTTGTTCAAGAAAGAAGGAGTAACAATGTCACCTGCAGTAAAGTCTGCAGTAGCTCCACCATCCACAGTCAATGTATTAGTAGATGCAAGTAAGGCATTAGCAGCAAGGGCATTTGAAGTAGCTGCAACGTTTTGCCCAACTAATTGAGCAGCCGCAATATCAACTATTCCACCAGTTTGCAATGAAGCAAGTTTAGTAGTAGTAACTACTTTACCATGTTCAACTGGAATCAATTGAATTGGAGAATCACCAAGTGCTTCAGATACTACATCTTCTGTTTCAGTTAATGGTGTAGTAGCTAATGATAATTGGCCATAACGTGGGAATGAAATTGATTTAGCATTTAGTTGTTTCTTTACAGTTACAAATGGATCAACAACATCATTTTGTGCAACTTCTGTAATGAATGCTTTATCATATAAAGCAATGATACTGTCATCAACTTGAGCAGTACCGGATAGGTTTGTAGTAAAAGCCATTTTGAATTACCTCAAAAATAATTTATGAAATGATACCGTACTTTTCAGCTACGGCCATGTATTCTTCTTTTGTTTTAGCTGCAGCTAATTCAGTCATATATGCAGACTTTGTATCACCTTGACCCGCACGTTTTGCATCTGTATCTGAGAAGTTCTTCCCAGGGGGTGGATTCCCACTTGATGATGACTTTGGGTCTTTGATATCTCCAAATAGGATACTATCAGTCTTTTGTAATTCTTGAATAGCAGCTACAACGGAATCAGTTACAACTTCTCCGTTATCATCAAATTGGATTAGATTCTTATCAAGTAATTTCAATACAGTACTTTTTGATTTAGCTCCAGCTGCATCCAGGGCGGTAGATAAAACTGAATCTAATTTAAAGTTTCTATATTCATTTACTGCATCTACTTTTTCTTTTCTTGCCTGTGTCAAATCTTCATGTAATTTACTTTTTTCTAATAATAAAGTATCATACTTAGATTGAATATCAGCAATTGATTGAGTATCTGCTTCCAATTTGCGCAACTTACTTTTTAGCTGATCTTTTTCAGAAAGCACTTTCAAATATGCTTCTTCAGTATAAGTTTTAGTTGCTGCATCCTTTGATTCCTCTACAGAGGTTTGAGTGGATTTCTCATTAGTATTATTTTCTGTTGACATACAGAATGGTTCTCCTACAGGAAAAGATTGATATTAGATATTTTATTTCAGACTTATGTAAATCTATTTATCACGTATTGAAATAATCATACACAATTTCTTTGTATGAATTAAGTGTATTCTCAATCCATCCATTTGGTGCTTGTTTTGAATGGCCGTCTTCAAGATAAGAAATATATTCAGTATCATTCCATATCTCTACTTCATCTCTTGAAACATAATCAATCTCCCATGCATTAGTACATTCACCAGTATCATATGGAGTTCTGATTATTAGTCTGTCATAAATTCTACTAACTATGTCCCAAAAATCTTTCTTTTCAAGATCATATACATTAGTAATTGTTATATGAACACCTGGCATTAATTACCTACAGTAAATTTTTGTACATTAGGTGCATTTGGTACATTCTTCATTTGAGCTAATGTAGCTACTTGAGAATTGTTTCTTTCTTCATCTATTTCTTTTATTCTTTCTTTTGCTTGTTCTTTTGTTAGATCAAACTTAGTCATAAAGTATTCTAATCTTGATGCTCTACCTTCACGTAATCTCAATGACCAAACATTTTCTTCTTGAGTTTCATCAACTGGCAATATTGGATTACTAAAGATTATAACTGGTTTCAATTCTTCATTGAATGTACCAGGAGATACCATATTAGTAATCTTCATAACAAGATTACATACTTCTTCTAATCCAGCTGAAAATTGTTTAGCTCTTGTTTTTTTCAATTCAAGATTATCAATTTCTTCTACTACTAATTGGAATCCTGAAGTAGCACTTGCTTGACCTGCTGTTTTGATATTAACAGACCAGTCATTTGCATAAGAATGAACCCATGAAGTAATAATATCATCAAGTGGTTGTAATTGAATATCAGGAGACTTCCATTCAAAATAGACGGAATCAACTCCCATTGTATTCAAATGAACTACTTGAGATGGGCCAATTATAACTTCTGTTTCATTTGTATTAGGAGCTTGGAATGGTAATGCTCTATTATAAGATTCACTTGGAACTGAATTAGATACTGGAGATGTGCCTTGTACTTCACAGTTAGTTACCCACGTACCATACTTCATATATTTGATTGCATATTCAGAATCAGTAATATGAAGATTATAGATTTCATTCAATTGAACTATATCAGTTGAAGGTATATTATAATCCCCCATTCTTGGTTTAATAGTATCATGAAATGTAGCCATTGGTATCATACCGTATTGATTTGGTATTGATTTAGTAATAGCTTCTACACCATTTTCTTTTATTTCAATATCTTGAATCAATTCATCTGTGAATACTCTATAAGTAGTCTTAGCTTTACTCTGACTTGTCATATAAATCAGCATAATCAAATTCTTATATTCATCAATCACAGTAGCTGCATTATGAAGACCAAGAATATCAAATACAAATTTTGATTTTGTATTATCCCATTGAACTAACCACCTTGCAGTAGCAATAGCTCTGATAATTGGATCTATATTTCTAACTGTATCTTCATAATCTGCTTTCAACAATATTGATGATAATAGATTAGTTGCATCTTCATCAATATCTCCATTAATATTATGCACTTCAATATTAGGTAATTTGTCAGATGTCAATAACCCAGACTTATTGATAATCATCTTAGTAATATTTCTTTTTCTGGGAATAAGACCTCTTGTTTCCCAATCTTTTCTACCTGATTGAATATCTGATAATTGCTTTTTTAGATAATCATCTTGTTTCCCATCATAATAATCAATAATCTTTCTTGCATCTTCTGCAACAGTAGTACTAAGATAATCTGAAAATTTTGTTGTCATATTGTTCCTTTAATAAATTGTTGCAGTAGCTTTACCTGTTACCGGAAATAAGAAATGAATTGGATATCCAAGTGCATCCATAAAATGGTCTAATCCACTTCCTTTATCAGGTTGGCCATTCTTATCATAACCTTGTTGTTCTAATCCTTTTGTAATTTGTGGGCATTGTTTTATATTCACAAAACAATTCCGCTGTCCAGTTGAATTACAAAATAATCCATTCACAGAAGATATTCTATCTTTTACTGGAGGATTCTTCTTTCTTGCAAATACTTTAAATCCTGCTTGTTGTAATTGAGTAATATCAGATAATGATGCGGATGATTTGTCAGCTGAACCACTGCAATCAGGATATACATGAATGATTCTATTTGGATATCTTTCTTTTATAGTTTTGATTAGTGCTTCAGTATTCTTACAACCTGAGAGCTCTTCAAGAATATAGTATCTATTATTTTCCACAATGCCAACAGTAGTAGCCATAATATTGACGTTGAAGTCAATCCCACAAGTAATAGGATAACTTGAATGCCAAGAATCAAGGGTGAGATTTGTATTATTATAGTCTCTATCAAATGCATAATAGACATTACTTGTTAATAGATTAACAAAGTATCCATCAAGATATGCCTCAAGTTCTTTTGAAGTATGGGTTTTAGCCATATTATCAAAGTACTTTTGATCAATGAATGGATTATTTCTTGTTGAAGCTCTTATTATTCTTCTATCATCTCCTGCTTCTTCAACCCAAGTATTATACATGAAGCCATATCCTTCTGGAGTAGATACAGCTAATCCTTGCATTTGTTCCCCTCTTGTTAGACGGGATACTAACAAATTGAATGAAGCTTTTGCTATTTCAGGTTTAGATATATCAGCTTCATCCATTCCAAACCAAGATGCGGATATACCTGCAGCTCTTTCATAATTCTCAGAAGATAATAACCAAATCCTTCTCAATCCATATTGATCTTTGAAATCAATTTCATAACTTTTTTCACTCTTATGCAATTTGAAATCTAATCCCAACTTATGTAAGATACCATTCATTGTTGGAATTAGAACCCGGGTGATCATTGCCTGAGTAGGCTCACATAATATTCCCGGTAATTCAGTATTAGCTAATGCTAATTGAAGAGCTTTGATACAAAGGATATATGTCTTACCGCTTCTATATCCTCCAACTAATGCTAAGAATGTAGTTGTTGTATCTAATAAGAATTCATATTGATGTTCAAGTATATCAAGATTTTTGTTCATCTACCAGATAATCAATATACTTTTTCATTATATCAGAGCTACTTTCTAAACTAATCAATAACTCAGCGGATTCTTGAAATATAACACCTGCTATCTCTAACCAATCTGCTTGATCATAATTAGTTATTAGTTCTAGCAATTTAGTTTTGATTTCTTGTTCAATCATTTTCTTTTTTGATAACTGTGAATGTAATACCAGTAGTTGAACTATCTTCAACAGAATGAATATTCTCTAATACCTGAGGTTGCTTTCTATACAAGAATGGAGCCATTGCTTTTGCACATTCTTGTTTGATATTATCATCTTTAGTTGGGTCATTCATAATACCCGCCCAGAATACTGCTGGAGTTACAAATGTGCCATCTTCAAGTTTCTCTTTGAATCCGCTAATAGACATTAGCTCATCCATCATTATAGTTTTGTAATTTTTTCCACCAACAGGTCTTCCACTATTTGGTGGTTTATTTCCAATTAGATGTTTTCCTGAATTTGAATTTCCTGCCATAATTATCCGTCAATTTACTGTGTTATATTGTATCATTCATATTATCAATTTCTTTTTTATTTGGAACATGTCCATAATTGATAATAAATGTTTGGATTTTGATGTATTTATTTATCATCTCTTGAATAACAAGTAATCTTTTATTCAATTCATAATATAGAGGAGGATTTATGTCTTTTGTCAATCTTGAATGTTTTTGAAGAACTTTCTTTTCATCAAAACAATATTCTAAATTTGCTTGAATAGCTTTATTGTAATAATGAATTGAGTTATCTTGGATACTTATAATCATTTCATATAAGTCATGAGGAGGGATTTTTTGATATGAACTTCCAAACTCTTCTTTATTGAGTTCTTCAAATTCATCAAGTTTCTTTATAAGTTTATCATACCTTTCATTTGCTTTTATAAGATCAGCTTTGATTCTTTTTATTCTGTGTCTTAGTGAAATAATAGAAAATCTATAATGCTGACCGGTTGGATCTGTTTCTTTATTATTATACTCATATTCAAATCTTGTTGAATAATCTTCAAGCTGTCTTTCTAATTCATTTATTTTTTTGTGATTGGTGATGACACTGTATGATAAGGCGTTAGGCAATGAAACCAATTCACTGTTGATAAATTTGTAGTTTGACATATTGGCTTTAGAGTAATATGAGGAGGTTTAGATAATGTTCTTGAATTGATAATATATCTTTGCCCATTGATGATGACTTCTTTTGCTTCAGCTGGTGGGAATGGAGCTAATAGCAGAAGTAATGAAAAGAATACCCAAACAAGTAATAGAAAGTATTTCATGATGTTTTATTTGAAATGTATAAGTGACTTACTTTTCCATCTTTGATTGCATTCCCCTTAAAATTTTGAACATATGAAAATTTATGTTCTTCAATATTATAATTTGAATATAGGTCTCTATATAA